TTACATCCACATAATTTGCTGCCCTGATGGCAACGGGTGCGGCCTTACGGCGTGGACTTCTCCCGGCTTCACGATGTATCGCTGTACCGACTCATAAGTGATGAACGTGGCACTGCAATTCACGTTCTGACACTGGTGATAACGCTCTTTTGTCGTGTCAGTGATATAGCGGCTTGTACGCGCATGTGCGGCATGCTGGCATAAAGGACAATGAAACATCGCGAGCACCTCTTCCGGTTTTGTTGATGGTGCCATTTTAGTTAATTTACCCTTATAAAACAAACAGATAAAAACAAAACATTACTCATCACCTTCTGTTTCGTACTCCACATCAGAAAGCCTGACCTCAAGCTCTAAGGACGTCGTGAAGCCGCTATTATTCAGAAAGTGTGTCACCTTAGTGATTGTCCAGTCCTGCTCGTCTATGACGCGCTTAAAACCTGACACTTTGACCGGCGTTTCCGTGTAAATATCTGCCCGACCAGTAGCCAGACTGATGGAGAACTCCGCTACACCCCGTTGCAGTTTATCCCACTTCGCCTGAGCGGCGCGCATGGCCTGCGCTTTCGTGGCATATACCGTGGTCAGGGCAAAAACATTGTCAGCCTCACCGGCCATGTATTCACCTTCGCGCGCTTCCGGTACTTTTGGCGCTTTCTTCTGCGTGACCGGTTTCGCTTTCGGGTGCTCCAGTGCGCGCAGGTGTTTCTCTTTCTTTTTGCGTTTCAGTTTTACCTTCTGCTTTTGTGGCTTCGGGTCTTTGGTGTGTAACCACTTTGCCGTTACGCCGGTGTAGGCTCCGCGGTCAGCAATCGCAAAATGATGGCGGTCGCCGTCGCTGCGGGTGATGGTGACCTGCGGGATTTTTTTACCGCTGGCCGTCACCCCCTGCCCCGCTTTGAGAAACAACAGTTTTCCCATTTTTACCGACACCTCACCGCCGTTGCGTTCTGCAAGACGGGTCAGGAATTTCGCATCAGACTCCTGCGACTGGTCGATGTGCGGAATTTTAATTCCGGCCAGTGACGGAGCGACACTGGCTTCCAGCCTGTTACGGGAGGCTATCGCCTCAACAATCGCGCCGAGCGTGGTGTCATGCCAGGAGCCTTCCCGGCGGGAATTAAGCGTCCCGCGGAAATCTGCACTCCGGGCACGGATGGTAACCACATCCGGCGCGCCCCGGTGCTCAACCTCATCAACGGTAAATTTCCCTTTGCATACCAGGGCAAAACCTTTCCAGCCGATATACACCGTCAGGACAGCGCCACGAATCGGTAGCCCGACCTGCCCGTCGGCGTCGTTCAGTTCAATATCAAGCTGGTCAGCCTCAAAGCCCCGGTTATCCGTCAGGGTCATGCTCATCAGACGGTCGCTGATATTGCCGGTAATATCCCTGCTGTCGAGCATCAGCATGTAATCCGGCGTCAGCGTACTGCCTGCATCAAATGTCAGCGCATCCAGCATTATCCCGCCCCCGTCATACCCGTGAATCTGGTCGCCATACTGCCAGCCTTACCGATGAGCGATTCCGCCTGTTTACCGATATCGCCATAAAGCGCGGCCAGTGATTCATCCACGCGGGTGAGCGACAGCGTAAAATCAATTTTTCGGGGTGTGCCGTCTGCAAAGAAAATACTCCCTGTTTCACTCACCCTGCTGATGACATACATGCCGTAAATCATGCCGGTGCCATCCAGCAACGGCCACGCCCGGCCTTCCTCTGCCATCAGCCTGAGCGTGGTCATCGTCAGCTTGCCGCCGGTCAGTTCGGGATAAAGCACGCCGGCAAGCGTAATGTTTTCCTCACCCACACCGAGAAACTGAAAGGCATCCCGTTTACCGATACGGGAATTTGACGGCCAGCGATAATCTGATTCACGCTGCATGGTCTGGTGTGGCAGCGTCTGGCGCATAAAAACAAACATACCTAACGCGAGCATCATTTTTCGTCACCTCCTTAACCGTCATGCATCATGCTGGCACGGGCGCGCGCACGTTTATCCCGCTCGTATTTTTCGAGCGCATCCTGTAACTGGCGGTCAAACTGTGTCCCCGGCGCAGTACCACCCGTCAGGCTGATGTGATATTCGTTTTTACTCTGGTCTACATAAGAGCGGCCAGCCGGTGCCGTGACCGGCTGATAAGCCTGATACCCCGTATAAGAGCTGATCGCCGGAATATAACCACCGGTGCCATACGTGGCGGCATTAGTCCTTGCGGCGGTCTGGTCAAGTGTGTCTGACTCTTTGTTGATAACACCGAGTTTTTCCAGTACCCAGTCAATACCACTGCGCAGTTTGTTGAACGCATTAAGCGGCAGCATCAATGCGTCAGCCAGTGCCTGCCCGAACATGACGCCCGTGTCACGGCAATGGTTCAGGGTGTCCTGGGTGGCTTTGACCGGGGCAATCAGATTTTTAAACCACTGCCACGCGGCCTGTAACTTTTCCCCCAGCCAGTCAAAAACCGGTTTAAGTGGCGTGAACAGTTCCCCCACCGGCGCAAATGCCGCTTTCAGCCCTTCAACCACACCGCCAAAGAATGCGCTGACAGGCTCCCAGTATTTACGGATAAGCAACGCCCCGGCGACAATTGCAGCCACCACGGCCACAACCGGCCAGCTAATCGCCCCGATGGCCGTCATAACGGCACTACCAACCGTCGTGAAGATTGCACCCATTGCGCCTGCTGCCGCGATGATGGCATTGATGCCGGTGATAACCGGCCAGGCTACAAGACCAATTGCACCGATGATGCCAGTAAGCGCCAGCGCACCACCGGCAATGAGGCCAATGGTTGACGCCAGTGATTTGTTTTTCTGTATCCAGCCGTCGAGTTTTAACAAATACTTTGTGGCCGTCTGCGTGAGCTTACGTAGCGCGCCTTCCTGCTGGTCAAACAGGTCTGTCCCCACCGCCTCATAAGCGGACTGAAACTCCTTAAAGTCACCGCCGAGGTTGTCCTGCATGATATTTACCAGCTCGGCGGTCTTCCCGTCTGAGGCTTTAAACGCAGCGGTCAGTTTGTCCAGCTTTCCGGTTGAGGCGGCAGTCATCAGCACGGCGGCGGCTGAGCTGGCCTCCTCCCCGAAAATAGTTTTCATGTATTCAGCCTGCTGGGCAGTACCGAGCCGGTTTTTCTCAAAGCTGGCCTGCATTTCTTTCAGAATGGTAAATACTGGTCGGGTATTCCCCTTACTGTCTGAGGTTTTCACGCCAAGCTCTTTGAGTGCATCCCATGCTTTTCCCGTCGGTGCCTGCAGGCGACTTAACACGGCACGGCTTCCCGTCCCCGCCATTGAGCCTGTGATTTTTGCATCATGCAGCGCCCCGACCATTGCGGCGGTTTCTTCAATGCTGACACCGGCATTTTTTGCCACAGGTGCGGCATAGGTCAGCGCATCGCTCATGCCGTCAAAATCGGCGGCGGTTTTGTTCATCGTCATGGAGAGAACATCCCCGATATGAGCGACCTTATCGTTTGAAAGCTGAAAGGCGGATTTCATCCCCATCAGCAGGGCGGCGTTTTCTTCCATCGTGCGGCGGTTCGCCAGCGCCATATTCAGCGTGACCGGCGTTGCCGCCTGAATGGCATCAACATCCCCACCCGCTTTCGCGATGATTATCTGTGCACCGGCCGCATCATCCGCCGAGGCGGCGGTATTGTCGCCGAGCTGGCGCGCCTGTTTGCGTAGTGCGGTCATTTCGGCGGAGTCTTTTGCCACTCCGAGCACGGCCTGCAATTCTGAGTTTTTCTGCGCAAACTCATAACCGGGCATCAGTATCTTAACACCGGCCATCGTTCCCGCCGCCGCAATCCCCACTCCGGCAGCGCCTACTGAGGCCATATTTCCGGCCAGTTCCTTTCCTGCCTGATAACGCTGTTTGACTGCGTTAAGTTTTGCCTGTTGTGCACTGACACGCGCCAGTGCATCGCGCTGACGGTTAAGTTGTGCGGTGGTTTCACTGATACGGTTTTTCAGCCCCTGCTCATCATGTGCAAGATTGCGGGTATTAATTCCCACAGCGGCCAGTTCCCGCTGCTGGCGTTTAACAGAATCCGTCAGGCGGTTATATTTCGCCTGTAAGTCCTCCGCCGCACGCTTTGCGGATTCCAGCACTTTCGCCTGAGCACGGGTTGGACGTTCGGTATTTTTAAACTGTGTGGCAAGGGCTTCGGCCTCCTGCCGAGCCTTTTCAAGTGCATGACCAGTCACGGCGAGCTGTGCACTGGTCTTGCGGAATCCCTCAATACGGGATGCCTGACCGTTCAGCTCGCGCAGTGATTTTTGTGTTTCCCGGATATCCCCCGACAGCGATTTGCTCGCTGTGCGGATGGATTTAAACGGGCGGGATGCCTGGTCAACAGCCCTGAGCAATACCTGTAATTTTACATTGTTACTCATTCGTGTTTCCGCTTCGCCGGAGCGCCTTTTCGCGCCATGTGATGAGTTCGGTCAGGCTCATGGGATACAGTTCTGATGGCGGCCAGTGAAATATCACTGCCACATCCGCCATCAGGTCATCGACCGACAGATTTTTCGGAAACGTCACTGCACCGAGTTCGGCGACAAAAAACCGACCACCTTACCGGCCAGCGCCACAAGGTCAGGCAGTTCCAGTGCGGCGACTTCCTGCTCGGTCAGCATCGGTGCAGTCATGCGCGGCAGCACCTTAATCAGTGCATCGACTTCGGAGTTTGCGACCGCTGCCAGACTGACACCGCGCAGCGTCCCGGCACTGGGTTTCATCAGCGTGACCTGTTCGATAACCTGCTCACCACGTTTCACCGGATTGTCCAGGGTAATCACATTTTCTTTGTTCATGGTTTTCTCACTTCTTAATCAGGGTTAACCGGTCAGCCTGGCTGACCGGATGAAAATCACAGGCCGATATTGCGGCGGTGTTGCTCCAGCCGGTCGACGCCGTTCACCTTCTCAATCATGCTGATGGTGTCGATTTCGACCAGCTCCTTACCGTCCATCGTCAGCCGGAAATAGGTGCATACCACGGAGATTTTCGACTCGGTGTCTTCTCCCTGTTTCCCCTCGCCGGTGTCGATTTCTTTCTGACGGCCACGCATGACCACCTCGACGGCCACCGTTTCGCCGGTATCGTCGCGCTGGTAAGAGCCTGCAAAACGAATCGGCACGGCATCCACACCGGTTGCGGAGTAAAGCTCCCAGATAACCGAATCCGGGAAGCCCCCGAGCGACCACTCCATTGACAGCGCATCGTCATCAAGGCCGAGGTCTACCGGTGCGCTGCCGTTCATCCCCGCACCTCGATAGTTTTCGAGCTTACGGGTCAGTTTTGGCAGCGTGACGGACTTTGCAACGCCCTGATAGCTGTAGCCGTTCAGAAAGACGTTCATTAACTTGAGTTTGCGCGGCATTGCCATCGGTCAGGCTCCTTAATTGCTGTTAACCGAGGTGACCAGATTTGCCAGGTATTTATCGGTAATACGCTGGCGCAGAGTCAGGTTTTCAAGAGGAGGCACCGGGGTATAGTCGTAGTCGATATACAGTTTTCCGGCCTTAAGGGTTTCCGCATCGTTGGATTCTTCGCTGAACCAGCAGGTCGCATCCACGATATAGCCGTTTGTTTTCAGCTCTCGGAATTTGGCATTGATGCCATCAACGATGTCGCGAATCAGCGTTGCGGTGATTGGCTTGTCCACCGCCCACATGTGCGCCTCAGCCATCGTGTCGGCCAGCACCTGCGCGGTGCGGGTGTAGTTTTCAAAGAGGAACAGCGGGTCATCAGAGCAGGTACGGTTACCCCAGAAGCGAAAACCGTCGCGGCGAATCAGCGTTGTGACGCCAGACTCGTTAAGCAGGTCAGCATCGGTGCCGGACTCCTGCAAATCCCAGAATACAGAGGCGCTGATGCCGGTAACACCGTTCACCCCGACATTGGACAACGTTTTATGCCAGCCCTGCTCCTGGTCGATTTTAGCGCGCAGACCCAGCGCACGGGCGGTGGCATACGCGGTGGCGGCGGTACTGGTGACCGTATCCCATGCGTGGAAATCCGGCCAGATGACCATCAGCTCACGCTGGCTGAAATTCTGGCGGTAAGCTTTCACCTCGGAAATGGTTTTACAGCCCCATGCGCTGATATACCCGAAAGCGCGCAGCTTCTGACAGACTGATGCCAGTGCAACAGCCACCTCTTTGGTGTCCAGTCCCGGCACGCCGAGAATACGCGGTTTAACACCGGTTACCGACTCCGCCGCCAGCAGGGCTTTCAGTCCGGTGTACTGACCGTTTTCGTCGGTGGTGCCGATGATATTGGAAACGGTCTGCGCGAGTTTCGTTTCTTCGTCGTCGCCGGTGCCGTCTTCCACGCGCACGACAACGGTGACCGGTTTTGACTGGTCGGCGATGGCCTGCAACGATGCCGCCAGCGTGCCTTTTTTACCGGCCTTTGCAATTGCGCTCTGCACATTGGTAATCAGCACAGGTTTATTGAGGGGGAAGGTTTCCGCATCCGCATCGCTGGCCGTGCAGACCATGCCGACAATGGCCGTGGATACGGTGGAAATGACGCGGGTGCCGTCGTTAATCTCCAGCACCTGCACGCCGTGATGATAGTCACTCATCCGTTTAACTCCGTGGTTAATGGGTGCAACTATTTTCTGTTGTGCAGAGCATGAGACGCTATTTGACCTGGCTGGTCAGTGGATGAAACAACAGATAAAGAAAAGGCGGGCAATCCGCCCGCCTGTCCTGATTTGTACTCACTAATTTTACGACTGACAATTTACATAGCCCAAACGCTATCAAATCTGACAGTCTGCTTTGAGCGAGAAGCGGAAGTTCGTAATTATTATCAGTACAGTGCACCACTAATTATTTTCACACTGAAAGCATTAATGTGTGAAGAGGGTTTTTATGCTTGATTTAATTATAAAATTGCAGGAAAGTGACCCTGTATCAGCTGATGATGAGTGAGTAAAAAATGTGGGAAGATAAGTATATTTGTCATAAATGCGTGAACGATAAATATGTCATGCAGCATATAATAAAAACTGGAAATAATTTTCAGATTTGCTCTTACTGCAAAAGGAAGCGTAAAAACATCCACCTCAAATATATTCTCAAGATGATGAATGAGGTTTTTGAGTACTATTATGATATATATGAGGATATCTATGATTCCGGGCGCGGTGATAGCGCGCAGGATGTCATCTACGGAGAACTGGGCGTCGAATGGGACGTAGCTGAAGATATTTATGAACTTCTTTGTGATGAATATAATCCGCATAACGATTATGACTACATCCGGTATAATGACGGGTTTCTTTATCGGCACATAAATCACTATAGCGGAGAGCTTGCGCATACCTGGAGTAAAGCCACTGACTCCCTTATGAAAGAAACACGATATTTTAACCGTGAAGTTAATGATTTCCTGGATTCACTTTTCAGTGATATCGATAAACTAAAAAACAGAGACAGTAATTCACCGATAAAAACTCTGACTGATGAGGTTCATCTTTTTCGTGCAAGGGTTTTTGAGGACCAAGAGGAAGTAAAGCAAGCCTTGGAGCATCCCGAGAAAAATTTTGGACCTCCCCCAACAACTTTGGCTCGGTCGGGCCGTATGAACGCACAGGGGATTTCAGTATTTTACGGTGCAACCTCAGTGAATTTGGCAATTGCTGAAGTAAGGCCGCCCGTCGGCAGTATTGTAGTAACGGCCTGTTTTATACCGTTACGCGAGCTAAAAGTGCTGGACATTTCTGCCCTTGACTCGATTAGTTTCGGCTCAGGTAGTAAATTTGATCCTCAGACTCGCAAAACCAGTGAGCGCGCGATTTTTTTCAGTACGCTTTCCCGTAAGTTGACGCTTCCTACTTTTGGAAAAAGGCAGGACAGTGATTACCTCATCACCCAAGTGGTTGCCGATTACCTAGGTGACCGAAATAAATTTAAGCTTGATGGTGTCAGCTTTAAATCTACCCAGGTAGATGCCAACGGTGAGGATGCTGAGACAGGATATAATGTCGTTCTGTTTAATAAGTCTTCCGGCGTCAGGCATGCCGCAGATAAATCTCGCCGATATAATGTTGAGATGTATGAACACATCGAAGATGACCAGTATGCTTTTGTTCCGGAAATTCAGTTGATAGTTGAGGAACAAATAAAACCGAGACATATGGGTTCATTTTCATCCTCGCATGACAAAAATGATGCACTACTGTTGAAAACCAACAGTATGACTTATCATAAAATTACTGGTGTAAAATACCAAACAAGTGAGACGGAGATTCATCAGGGAGATAGCGTTCGAAAACAAGAGCCACCTCAGAAATTCGATGACCTGATTGACTTCTGATCATCCGTTATATCAGGGTAAACTATTATTAAAGATGATGTGAGGGCAGTTAAGGAAGGAATTCACCCGGTATCGCGTTACTGGCGTCCCTTGATACCAAGCGGGCAGATTGCTGAACAGACACGTCTGTTTGAGCGAGGAGTTGGCTTTGTAGAATGCTTCAAGAGATAAAAACGCCTTATTTACGCAACTTGCTGCGAAAGGACCATGGCTTTGCTAGCTTCGGCACAGAGCGGACTGTCAGATTAGGCTTTACTCTGTGCCATAGATATGTAAGTTCACACCAGAGCTCATACAACTTCTTGCGGCATTTCCGGCCATTCAGGATTTGCAGGATCCACACGACTGACCAGAACGCTGTAGCGTTCCCATGCCTCCAGTCGACTGCGCTCCTCATCTGTTGCCATATTCAGCCTGACAGCGCGCTCCAGCGGCAAAATCACGGATTCAGCATCTGCTAGAAGTCTGGCTTTCCGATAGCCCATTTAAAGGATAACTTCCAAAGCAGTGGCAACTAACACTATTTATATCATGAGCAAGGCTTTTCCAGTTTTCATGCTCTCAGGGCATAAAAGTATCAACTATTTCTAATCCATGCCGATACTAACAAAAATACCACCATAAAATATAATTAAGAAAATGTTAAGGATCTACATGAAAAGCTATTTAAAAGGTGTTTGGGAATACTTCGCGAGTCACATGTTGTTTATGTATCTCGGCTCAGTCTCTTTTGCATGGATTGATATCTGGTTTTTTAAAAAAATTGAACCATCAACAATTACTGCAACAGTTTCAACAATAACACTTGGACTAGCGATTTATGCATTAACAAGGGTAAATGAATGGATTAAAAACAAAAAATCAGAAAAGGCTTTCGAGAGAACTACATTGTTCATCGACAGCATGTTTCGATCAAAGGACTTAAATCATCAATGTTATCAATCACTTATTTCTATACAGCCAAGAATAAAAAGTGAGAACCCCATACTCTACAAGCATCTCACTACAAGTGGGAGGGAGTTACTTTCTGAGTCAAAAGATTTACGATTCGAATTAGTTGCAATTCGGGATAGTTTTGGTTTGTGGAAAATCAAACCTAATCATTCAGACCTTCTAAATAATCTCATCACCACCTACACTGCTCTTGTTGCACAATTTAATATTATTTATATTTTAATTGATGAATTAGAGCGTGGTGAAAGGGTAGTTTCTGAGTCATCATGGGATAGTTATATCGGAATGATGGCAAGCGCTTATTCAAATTACCATGATCAGTTCGAAATATTCAAAGGTTGTAGCTACAATGAACTTTTTAAAATCATTAAATAATAATTGTCGTGTATTGCGATCATATCACCAGCGATACCCATGACATTATGGTGACCTGCTCTCTATTGATTAACACATTGTGATGTCAGTAACGTCCGCTCCTGGCACAGAGCGGACTGTCAGATTAGGCTTTACTCTGTTCTATAGGTATGTAAGCTCACACAAGAGTTCATACAACTTATTGCGGCATTTCCGGCCATTCAGGATTTGCAGGATCTACACGACTGACCACAACGCTGTAGCGTTCCCAAGCCTCCAGCCGTGTGCGCTCCTCATCTGTTGCCATGTTCAGTCTGACCGCGCGCTCCAGCGGCAAAATCACGGATTCAGCATCTGCAAGAAGTCTGGCTTTCTGAATTTCTGCCTGCTGCTGTAATTCCTCTGCCGTATAAATGCGTTTAATCACTTTGCCGTCCTTAAACATCCAGTTCCCTGAAATGTCCGCCCGTCGGTTAGCAGTAATATCCGCCACTTCAACAATACTTAATCCATCCGGTCTGATAGCTGTCACATCCTTTTCCACATAGCGGATGATATTATCTTTGTCGTACGCTATTTTTATCGTGTCATCAGCAAAATACTTTTGTTCTTCGTACCAGTTCTTACCATCTTCAGAAAAAAACCAGACAACATCAAAGTCCTTTGTCAATTGATATTGTTCAACCGTTTTTGGATTACCCGCCGTAATATTTTTTAAATGCTGCATAAATTATACCTGCGCCACGTTATACCATGTCCCGTTAATGTATTTCTGCACCGGTCTGTAATATACGCCACCAATGTTATCGGCAGAGTTTGAGCCGGTATCCTGAACAATAATGCCGGTATATACGCAACCTGACGGAGCCTGATGCGTCCATGTAGTACCATTATTTGCTGGTTTATATGTAGATGCACCGCCCAGCCGCATGTCTCTCACATAACGTGAATCTGACTCAGCTTTGGTGTATGCACCAACATCTCCCGCTGAGGGTTTATGAGCAGTTGTATATAGTTGCGCCCATCCAGACCAGTTAGCATCTGTGGTATCTCGTCGGGAGCGAATATATGCCGGAGCATGAGCACCGCTGGTTCCACTCCAGCCAATAAGTAACTCACCCTCTCCTACAGCGGTTACGCCAGTGAGATGAAGCACATTACCATAGGCTGTTGGGTAGCCATTGTTGTATGCCTCATACATCTGAATACCTGGTGTCCCCTTTACGCTCCCACCTAATGCAGTAACACGGTTTCTGGATACCAGTGTATTAATATTTATATCGGCAGAGCCATCAAATCTGACACCATTAATATTTCTTGCGTTCGCTAACTTAGTTGCTGTTGCAGCATTTCCTGAAAGGCTGGAAATAAATGGATGTGAACAGTAATAACCACGTCCATTTTTAAAATCCAGAATAGCCTGTACGTTCGTGCTTTCTGTAGCGGGATTAGTTGCCCCCCACTTATATGTCGTCTGACCGACGACATAATCCTCTGTCGGAACAATAACCGTTAGCCCTTCCTCTGCAAGAATTTGTACTGGGAAAGCTCTGGCTTCAACATAAAAAACACTACATACATCATCATCTTTCAGGCTTGTAACAATGGAATGGATTGAACGCTCATTAGTCTGATACGTCCAGAAATAACCTGCCGCATATGAACCACGATCGGTCCAGCCTCCGGGCATAACCATGCCATTAAACTCGCAGTTATTCATTACATAATCGCCGTTATAACAACCAGTTGAAATAACGACGCGGGATGCCATTTCTCCTGAAAGGCTGGCAGCACGGCGAAAGATAACGGGATACCACTTCCCGGCAACGACATTTGCAGGGGCTGCAAACGAATACTTTCGCATTCCCTTTTTCTTATCCACTTCACCTTTGCTGTAAACATTAATGTTACTCAGGAAGCGTCCTTTATCAGGAATATCCGCACCGTTCTGATCTTTCTGAAGACGTTTTTCAGCATTGTCATAGGCAGACTTCACCGCTTTTGGTGTTGCAGCCAGCGTTTCAGAATCACTGTTGGTGGCGCTACTGAGCTGGACAAGACCTTTTCGCGCTGTGGTGGCATCCTGTGCAGTGTATTTCCCGTTAGCAAGGTCATACGCTGTCTTAACCGCCTTTGGCGTTGCCGCAAGCGTTTCAGAATCGCTGTTGGTGGCGCTACTGAGCTGGACAAGGCCTTTTCGCGCTGTGGTGGCGTCCTGTGCAGTGTATTTCCCGTTAGCAAGGTCATATGCTGCTTTTACCGCTTTTGGTGTTGCGGCGAGCGTTTCAGACGTGCTGTTGGTGGCACTACTGAGCTGGACAAGGCCTTTTCGCGCTGTGGTGGCGTCCTGTGCAGTGTATTTCCCGTTAGCAAGGTCATATGCTGCTTTTACCGCTTTTGGTGTTGCGGCGAGTGTTTCAGACGTGCTGTTGGTCGCACTGCTTAACTGAGTAAAACCTTTGGCGGTCAGCGAGGCGTCCGGGTGACGTCGTGACTGTTCATGTTCTGCAATTTTGTCATCAACGTAATCCTGCGTTGCCATCACCGTTGTGGTGTCAATGGTCAGCGCCACTGAGGCCACACTGCTGACGATGATGACCATGCGGCAGGTCTGCGAACGCCCTGAGCCTTCGGCAAGAGCTGGCTTATAACTTTCAGCCATGTTCGCCACGGCAATTAACGTTCCAGCATCATCGTACAGGCCAAGCTCACGCATCCAGAAACCGCCCACCTCCGGCGGAATAACCAGCTCTGCGATAATATAATTACTGTTTCGTTTGTCCTGGCTGATTTTGTTCAGCGCATGTCGCCAGACTTCGTGGATAAGCCCGGTCTGTCCGGCATCCGGGACAGGCAATTTACCACCGCCATCCCCGACGGCCATCGTGGTAATGTTGACCTTCCGCCCTCCCGGCGCGGTTGCCGCTGCCAGCTTTGCTGCACCGGCAGTGGTGATAACGGTTTTGAATTTTGTGCTCATTATTCCTCACTTATCCGGGGTAAACCGTAATTACATCGCCGTCGTAAGCCACACCACCGGCGAACAGGTAGCCGGGAATGTCCCGGGTAATGTTCAGGCCAATAAGGTGACGGCTTGCAGGTTTGGCATCAGCAATCAGCCGTTCCATTTCCTGATACATTGCCTCTGTGATGCCACTTTCCAGTACACCAATATCAAGCCGGAAGGTGCCGGGCGGGTCGCTGTTTTCCCACCACTCCGTCACGTTGATGAGATAGCCGAGCGGCTCCACCACACGCCGGATTGCACCTATAGTGCCTTTATGACAGTGGATGAAATACGCATCGCGGATAACGGCGCGTTTTGTCGCTTCCGGCCACTTCTCATCCCACCTGTCGACCGAAAACGCCCACGCCAGCCACGGCAGCAAATTTGCCGGACAGGTATCCGGGTTCCACAGCTCACGAATACTGACCGGCGTTTTTTCAATTTCCGCACAGGCTTTTGCGGCGGCGACCTCAAGCGGTGATGAGCCGGTCGGCAGCAGTCGCGAATCACTCATCCGAGCCTCCGGTCACGACGCGGTATTCAGTACAGAAAGACGCCTGCGTACTGTTGAGCACGATGTCGGCCAGTGGTGCAGCCAGTTCGACACGCTGCACACCTTCCACATGCAAAGCGGCATAAATGGCAGACAGACGGATGTCACGCCCCAGCCGGTGCTGTGCCGTGATATACGCTTCCAGTTTTTTCACGGCGGCAGCGCGAATGGGTTCGCTTTCGGGACCAGGGTAAAGATACAGCGTGGCGTTTATCTGGTATTCAACGATGGCGGCAGACTGCACGGTCACGCGGTCGGCCACCGGCCTGACGTCCTCGCCATTAAGGGCGTTACGCACCACGGCCAGCAGGTCTTCGGATGCGGCGCCGTTATTTTCACGTGACAGCACGGAGATGGTGACGCAGGCCGGAGACGGACTGGTGACAGAGATATCCGCGACACGCCCGTCAGCACTGCGACCATGATACTGATAGGCCCCCACCGACCCGGCGACGCTTAAGCCCTCAAACGCCTGCTGAATACGCAGACGATAATCGGTGTCAGATTCCATCACTGCCGGTGTCGGCGGGATAGTCGAATCATCTGCCGGAGTGATAATCAGGCGCGTGGTGTTGTAATTGGCACCAATCACATCAAGGTCATTACCGGCGGCACAGGCCAGCATCACCGCCCGTGCGGCCTCATTCACACGCTGACGCCAGATAAGCTCACGATAAGCATTTTCCTCCAGCAGTTTGACGAGAGGCTCGGATTCCAGCGTCAGGGTACGGGCGACCGCCTCCTGCTGGTCTTCCGGGTAAAGGGAAATCAGTGTCGCCTTGCGTTCGGCAAGAATGGTTTCAAAGTCCAGCTCCTCGACCACATCCGGTGCGGGTAGCTGGTTCAGGTCGATAATCGGCATGGTTTCAACTCACAGGGATGGTTAACGAAAGTGGCTGGCCGGTGTCGTTGTGCTGGCCGGTTAACGTGACCGTCATTCGCCCGTCAAAGCTGCGCTCAGTGATGACGGATGACAGGGTGACGCGGGGTTCCCATTTCAGCACTGCCATGTAACAGGCGACCTTAATCTGCAACTCAAGCGCCGGGGTCTGCGGCTGGTCAATCATTGACGCCAGCAACGAGCCGTAATCACGACGCATCACCCGTGAACCGACCGGTGTGCGCAGGATATCGCCGATACTCTGGCTGATATGTTCAAGGTCAGTGACAGTCAGGCCATCACTGCGATTCATTCCGAGATAACGCGCTGTCATAGAGGACTCCCGGTTGTGCCGCCGCTGTCGCCGGGGTGTTTATGGGTATGCAGTACCTTACCGTTTGATGAGAGTTCACCGCCGGTATGCGCGATGTTGCCGCGCATCGTCCCGCCCTTCTGCACTTCCAGCGTGCCGGTAGTCAGTTTGTTGGTGCAGACCACTTCCGGTGTGTCCAGGGTGACGCGGGTTGATGCTTTCACCGTGACCACCGGCACCGTGGCAGTAACAGAATCAGAAGCCATCACGCTGGCCGTTTTAATTCCGCTTGCCGTGAGTGCACTGGTTTCGGGTTCATACTCAATCACCGCCCCGTCAGGGAAACGGATATGCAGGGCATCCTCCGACGCAGACGGCGCGGGGTTATCACTGGAATAAATCCCCGGCAGAACGAACGCCGTGTCGAGTTCACCACCCACGGCCAGAATCAGCACCTGCTCCCCCACGGAAGGTGCCCACCATGTGCGCGAACGTCCGGCGCGATGGGTCAGCCACTGAAGCCAGTCGGTACACATGCCGCCGGTCTGCACACGGCAGCGACCGGCGTTAAGGTCGGTTTCGACGATAATGCCGGTGCGAATCATGTTGCGCAGTACGCGCGCGAGTTCCTGAATATTTGCGAGAGTGTTCATGACGGGAAGGATGCCGCCGGACGATACCAGCAGCAATCATGGAGGACTCTGTCAGCCGTGACACAACATAATAAATATTAGTTGTAGTACTTCTCTATAATCTTCATACACTCCTCATGAGCTAAATCATGGCTGTCAATTTCTTTATTAAAAAAGAAGAAAAACGCCTTCTTAACCTGAGGCATTTCAATAAAAATAAATTCATCAACCTTATGAAAGAAATGAAAACTCTTGTTTGATGTTTCAAAAACCATCAAAGAATTATGTTTTTTATCCTTCCATTTCGACATCAGATTGCGTCGCGATTTTCTTATAATCCTGAAGACATCCTCCGGTGTCGTATCGACATTCCCCCAAAACATTGCAACCGGGAAGTTTGCAAGGAAAGGGATATAATCCCCCCCTTTAAACCTGAGAAAGCGGGTCCGTAAATCCATTAATTGCAACTTAAAGCCCATGTATTGCAACCACCATATGATGCAATCATATTCATAATCTGTTAACTCATCGCCCCTCTTTTCCGTAAGAAATTTCTTCAGGTTATACTCAAACACTCCCAGCAAATCAGAATTGCACACTCTGCATGCTGGTACAGTGGCTTTAATGTAATGAGTTGACTGATTATTCTTTTTATTAATTAAAGATTTTTCAGCATTTGACTCAAAGGCCCACTGAGGAATAATGTGCTCACGAGTAATATCGTCAGAACTCCCGCATAACACACATATATCAGCATTATGGTCAGCAATAATACAATCCATAACTTTCTTTTGAGAATGCTTTACTCTTTTTCTCAAAATGGAAAACTTTTTATCCACAAACACCCGTCTCATATAACATCTTTCGATAGAATCACTAATAACTCCCTTTCTATCAATTGTATAGATTCCTTGTCAAAACCAAATAACTCACGAACAGGATATTCCACCACAGCACTATTACGCCCCGGCTTATCCCTAAGCCCTAATTGATGTACTCGCGCAATTCGTTGTACTCCGCTGGCAAACTCCACCACCGCCGCACTCTCGCTACCTGTTGCTTTCATAAACCGGTTAGTGCGTAATTTCACAAACATTTCCCGCTTTATCCGGCCTTTCTTATTTCGTACTGGTTGGTTTTTTCTCGGTACATACGGCGTACCATCCGGGGCTTTTTGTAATTTAATTCGCTGCTGCTGGCGCTGACGCAGCTTCTTCGCAATATCTATCGCCAGTCGCCGACGCCCTGACGGTGACAGCGATTCAGTCAGTCCGGTCAGCCGGTCTTCAAAACGCTTAAACTCATTCATCCCACTTGCTCACCAGTTCGCCATTGATATAAAGCTCCATCGGGCGGGTGACCGACTCCGGCGGCGTGGGTTCCGGGATATTCTTCACATGCAGCGCGCCGTCCACCTCACTAACCAGCGTGCGCTCGGTCAGCATCAGGCTGATGCTGATATCAAAGCTGCTGTCATTGTTGATGTCTGCATAAAACGTGAAGCCCTTTTTCTGGCCTTCGTCGGTGGTCATGATGTCGGGCTGATTTTCCCGCAGCCACGCCAGCACCGGCACAATGAGCAGGTCAAAATCACCGGTAAAGTCGGTCACAATGACATTGAGCGTGTAACGCTTTTCGAATGACAGCGACGTCGCCAGTGTGGAGGCAATACTCCCGTTATCCACGAATATCCGCAGCATATCGGGGTTAGTTTTCAGCACCGTGACGGCATCAGTCAGCGCCCTGCGCAGGCTGTCGGGTTTGAGCATCGTTTTCGTCCTGACAGTGTTTAATCATTTTTACCTGGCTGGCACAGCGTGCCAGCGCGTTCTCAAGCAGCCGGATATCGGCACTTAAATCGCCGTTCTTCTGCGGGTCACTGCCCGGCATCGGGCAAAGACTCACTTTCGGGCAGGCGTTGTGGACAATCACTGGCGTCTGCGCAGGCCGGGCGCTGGTGCAACCGGCGCACAGCATCAGGCAGGTCAGCACCGTACCAGCGGCGAAAATCTTCGTTTTCATTGAGTAATCTCGTGATGGTTTTCTCGCGCTGAGCTTCACGCTTCGCGGCGTTTTCCAGTTCCTGACGCAGTGCCACCTGCGCCAGCTCGTTTTTGTCTGCTCTGGTGAGGGCAACATGAAGCTGATTTTTCAGCATGGTGATGGTCACCTGCTGTTCACTGGCGACGTTGTTCACCCTGTCCAGCGAGGCGCGCAGGCTGGCGTTTTCATGCTTCGCCAGAAACAGCCCCGCCACCGCCAGCGATAACAACACGACCAGCACAATCATCAGCTTTGACATAATTCCCGCCCCTCAAGACGCTGACGACAGGCTTTACGTATCAGCCGGAAAAACAGCGACACCACAAGATAAATCAGCGCGCTAAAAATCCACCCGGCAGCGACCAGCGAGATAAACGTTGCCACCATCACCACCAGAGCCGCCGCCCGTCTGCGCCACGGCACCGGCTGCAAAAACAGCGACGTGACAATCTTCACGGCCAGCGATTCCGGCGGCAGCTCCCGCCCGTAGCGTTCCAGCACATACTCCGTGGCATACACGCCGACACCACCGGCAACCACACAGATAACCGTCGCCAGAATCGCCCAGGCAGCGACAAAACTGACGGCCACGCTCTGCGGGTAAATCAGGGACAGTGCCAGCATCAGCGCCAGCGACACGTTCAGCATCAGTGAAAGGGATAATTTCTTCATGGTGTTTACTCCGTTTAAGCCGGTACGCCGCCAGCGGTACGCCAGACGGTGACCAGTTTTTCCAGTGAATGCTCACGCTGACCGTAACCGGCACCCGGCAGGGACGCCCAGATATTGCGACAGCGTGAAATGGCGCGCTCAATGCGTCCCGCCCGGATGTCATCCAGTGCACCGCGTTCGCGGATCAACTGAATGGCGAGTCTGTCCTGTGACAACGGACTGAAATCCGGCAGGGCAAGCTGTTTGCGGTAATGCGGCCAGAACAGGTAAAGCTGCTGATAGCGACCGGAGGCCGTGGATTTTTCACCGCGACGGTTAAACACCTTCGCCGGTCGGCCATGCGCGAACGGGTGGTCACTGTAGTCGGTGAAAATTTCCGGCTTCCCGTCCAGTCCGGTGACTATCACGTCATAGCCCCGGTTTTTCGTCAGCGGATGATTCGCCGTCCCTTCGGACACGGCCAGCATGTCGAGAAAGGCGGCGATATTCTGGTGCGTGTTAATTACCGGCATTACGGTTTCCCCCTGCCCTTAAAGCGGCGCTGAATGGCAATCTCAATCACCTGATAACCGGCGATACCCAGCATGGAGCCGATACCGCACACCGCAGGCAGTGACAGGTCAGGAAACTGCACCAGAACAACACCGGCAACCATCGAGACAAAACCACCGAGCAACATGCGCCCGATAAACAGACGCGGGGTGATGGGTTCACCACCGGCAAGCACCTTGCCGACAACAATCAGCACCCCAATCATGAAAAGCGACAGGACGCTTTTTTCTTCTGCTGTCATGCGTTACTCCCACAGATTGACAGTTTCAGCCACGGGCGCGGTCTGAACGTCGGGCAGTTCGACGGCGGTGCCGTGTGGCAGCACCGCACCCAGTTCAGCCAGTCCCGGATTTGCGGCGAGCACGGTCTCAACCACGCCTTCAGTGCGCCCGTAATACCAGACACAAATGGCGTCGAGCGTGTCGCCCTGTAGCGCAAAGGTCTTCATCAGATTTGACTCACGATGCAGCGCGGCTTGTCCTGGATACGCGCCACCGCCCAGCGCATATCCCGCCACAGTTCATCAATGGTGCTGTCAATGCTGTCAGCCTTCTTGTCACCTTTCGCACTGGCATCCACGCCTCGATAACGCTCATAAAGCGACGCGGTCGCCATCGCACACACGGCGCGCTCGTAGTAAAAAACTTTGATGCTTTCACCGTCGATGTCGTCCGCCGGGACGTCCGCCAGACGCGTAAAACCGGCGGCAATTTTCTGTTCGCGGTACTCGTACAGCTCCGCATTCGTCTCCGCCATACCTGACTTGATGGCCTCACGCAGACGGGCGGGGGCGACGGTCTGCTCAAGGCGCATACGTTCCCGGACGCGCTTCGGGTCGATATCGGGAAAAAAGAACGTGTTTTTAATCACCGGCTCGTCGCCTGCCGGTTGCGGGATGACCACCGTACCCTCACCGGACACGGGAGCCTCCTTTCGCGGAATAATCAGCGTCATCATGACTACCTCTGAAAAGTCGGGCGGTGGACGCCGGTGCAGTGTCAGGTGATTCACCCTCACTGACCGGCGTGCCGCCCTGGCGCGGGGCGCATTCGGTTGTTAACTGGCTTTCTTTTTCGGGCGTCCACGTTTTGCCGGTGCCACGCTCCGGGTCTTACGCGGGGCGCGGGTGGCCGCTTTTGGCTGCGGCTCCGGCTTCGGTTTCAGTTCCCGCTCCAGTCGTTCAATCTCTTTTTTGACGCCTGCCTGACAGTCGAGCTGTGTCGCACGTTGCAGGTGCGCCAGCGCACCGGCGGCATCACCACCGTCACGCAGAAACAGACCGGTAATTTTGTGCAGCTTTGCGCGCACTTCATCAGGCATGTCAGCCGTGGCGGTCAGTTCAAGGGTCTCCGTCAGCAGGCGGGTATCCACAGACTCACCGGCAGCGTGAGCGCGCATGGCCGCAAGCGCTACCTCCTCGGTGAACATGTACGGCGGGGTACGGCGGTGTTTACCCGGCATGGTCAGACCGTACTTCAGGGCATAACGGGCAATCTCCAGCGCACCGGCAATATCGCCGGTATCCAGACGCCACAGCATGACCGTCATCAGAATGTCATCCTGTGCACCTTTGCCCTGCTCCAGCACGCCGTTCACCCACGGCAACCAGAACGGCAGCAGTTCGCGTTTTTTCGCGGCCTTCAGCTCTTTTGAATAAATCGCTTTCAGTGTGCGCTGGTCTGCGGCGAGCTTAACCAGCATCTGCTCATAGACAGTTGCATGTCGCAGCGGGGCGGCTTCCCGCTGCGCGGTCATCGCTGCCGAGACCCGCATCATGTGGCGCTGTGCGGGACTCGTCATCGGTTACGCTCCCGGCTCTGCGGTCGCTTTAGCCAGTGTGGAGAAATCACCGACCTTAATTTTTTCCACCAGACAACCGGCGGCGTAGTCTTCCACCACGTAATCAATGTTCATTGACTCGTAGTTCTCCACGCGGTCGAGTTTCGGGTTTTCCTCAATCACGCGGCGATGGCTGTCATCCATGTAGTAGATGGACAGGTTTTCCAGCTTCGTGATGAGCATCGCATCCGCCGGGAAGTACGGGACGCGTACCGCCGGCAGGTTACCGATGCGTTTCTGGCTGATGATGACGTCAGCGGCCAGCATTTCGCTGTTGTCCTGCTCCTTGTTAACGATGGGGAAATACTTGTCCGCCAGTAGCTGACGACCCACAATCACCACAAGGTCAGGGTCTTCCTGATACCACGGTTCAATCAGGTTGTTGGTCGCATCCATCACCAGTGCATCAAGGCTGGCATAATCACCGCCCTTACCCACGCGGATGACCTCAGAGGTCGTGTGACCTTCCTCGTCAGTGACCTTGCTCATCACGCGCGCCGGGGCTTCATTGCGGTATTTCTGCAGCCAGCCGACCGCCACATCCTGCAGCATCGGATTACTGCTGCGGTCAGAGTTTTCGGCACGCTTCACGCCGTTAAAACCGGCCATGATGAAATCAAGGGACTGACGCTTGATAATGGCGTTACGGATACGGAGCTGGAAATCCTGATAACGCGCCCACAGGTCCAGCGTTTTGTAGCGGATATAAAAATCGAAATTAATCTGGTCGCATTCGTACTTGTTGGACGCCAGCTTCGAGAAGTCCTTCGGCTGACGCTCGGTGCCACCGGCGGTGTCGGTGGTGCTGGCGATGGAGCCGGTGACACCGATACCAATTTTTTCCCCTTTCATTTCGCTGACCGGCACAATGTTGATGCGGGTCAGAAAGTCAGAGGACTCCTGCATGGTGTTCATCAGGGTCTGGGTGACCGACGGTTCAACGGTGAATTTTTTCGACACATCACCGGCGTCGATGCCGTTCAGTTCGGCAACACGGGACAGGTAGGCATTAAATTTAAAACGGGTTTCCTGGCGCATATTTGTTCCTGAAATTAAGGGGTAATCGTGAAGGTTTTCCCGGACTGACTGACGCCGGTCAGCAGTTCGTCATCAGGGCGTCACCGCCACCACCGGTGGCCTTGCTGCGGCGCTGCTGGATCAGACTTTCGGTGTTGTCGAGACTGTTTTTCAGGCGGCTGAATGCCTGGCTGGTTTCATCCGCCCTGTCAGTCACCTCCTGCTTAAGTGCGGAAAAGGCGGTTTCCATCTCAGCGAGTCGCTGCTCAGTGGCGCTCAGCTTTTCCTGCACATGTTCAGCAACAGCGGTCACCGCTTCATGCACGTCATTCAGACGGGCGTCATCGCTGGCCTGTTTGCGGCCAAAAATGGATTTCACCTTTTCGGTCAGGGCGGTGAACACGGTTTCAGGCAGGTCTTCAAATTCCAGCTCAACAGGCGTTGCCACTGAAATCAGGTTTTCAGGGCTTAATTTGAAGCGGTTCAGAGGGTTGTGTTTTGCCGTGCGGCAGAATTCCAGGTATTCCGTGCCGAGGCTTGCCGGGTCATCGGTGACGGCCAGACCCACCAGATAACATTTGCCTGTATTGGCAAAGTTCGGCTGAATTTCCATTGAGGTATAGACCTTCTGCGCGGCCTTGTTCATCGCGATAAGGTCATCGGTCGGGGTGATTTTCGCAAACAGCGCCCATTTGCCTTTCAGCGCCGAATCATCGTCAATCTTTTCGGCCTTCAGTTCGACCACATCGCCATAACGCTTAAAAATACCGTCAGGCAGGATGCCGCGCAGATGTTCCAGGTTAATGCGGCAACCATAGACTCGCGGGTCAAAGGTTTCGGCCATTTCCTGAATATCCTGCGCACTGATGACACGCCCGTCACAGGTGTCACCCTCAACGCCGATACGAAAGAATTTTGAGACTTTTTTTGCCATTGTCAGGAGTCCTGAATAGTGATTAGAGGAGTCACATGTCGGCATCAGTTTCCCGACGATGCGCATCCTCCGCCATCAGTCCCGGATGGCTTATCACTGACACAACAGCACCTTAGCGAATCGCGGGGCGCGACTCAGTAGCCTTGCCGTGTATTCATCACGGCGAGGTATTCATGACCATCACCACAGACACCACTCTTTTACACGACCCGCGTCGTCAGGCGGCGCTGCTGTACTGGCAGGGGTTTTCCGTGCCGCAGATTGCCGCCATGTTGCAGATGAAACGCCCGACGGTGCAGAGCTGGAAACAGCGCGACGGCTGGGACAGTGTTGCCCCCATCAGCCGTGTCGAAATGAGTCTGGAAGCGCGGCTGACCCAGCTCATCATCAAACCGCAGAAAACCGGCGGTGACTTCAAGGAAATTGACCTGCTCGGACGCCAGATTGAACGACTGGCACGGGTCAACCGTTACAGTCAGACCGGCAACGAGGCAGACCTTAATCCGAACGTCGCTAACCGCAACAAAGGCGGGCGTCGCAAACCGAAAAAGAATTTTTTCAGTGACGAAGCCATCGAAAAGCTGGAGCAGATTTTCTTTGAGCAGTCTTTCGACTATCAGTTGCACTGGTATCGCGCCGGGCTTGAGCACCGCATCCGCGATATCCTGAAATCCCGCCAGATTGGCGCAACGTTTTATTTTTCCCGCGAGGCGCTGCTGCGCGCCCTGAAAACCGGCCATAACCAGATTTTTCTGTCGGCCAGTAAAACGCAGGCGTATGTGTTCCGCGAATACATCATCGCCTTTGCCCGTCTGGTTGACGTTGACCTGACCGGTGACCCGATTGTCCTGGGCAATAACGGCGCAAAACTAATTTTTCTCGGCACCAACTCCAACACCGCACAGAGCCATAACGGCGACCTGTACGTCGACGAGATTTTCTGGATCCCGAATTTTCAGGTACTGCGTAAGGTGGCATCAGGTATGGCCTCACAGAGTCACCTGCGTTCGACCTATTTCTCCACCCCGTCCACGCTGGCGCACGACGCCTACCCGTTCTGGTCGGGTGAACTGTTTAACCGGGGACGCGCCAGCGCCGCCGAACGCGTGGAAATCGACGTCAGTCATAACGCCCTTGCCGGTGGACTTCTCTGTGCGGACGGCCAGTGGCGGCAGATTGTCACCATTGAGGACGCCCTGAAAGGCGGCTGCACGCTGTTCGACATTGAGCAGCTCAAACGCGAAAACAGCGCCGACGATTTTAAAAACCTGTTCATGTGTGAATTTGTTGACGACAAGGCGTCGGTGTTCCCGTTCGAGGAGCTGCAACGCTGCATGGTCGACACGCTGGAAGAATGGGAAGACTATGCGCCGTTTGCCGCGAATCCGTTCGGCTCCCGCCCGGTATGGATTGGTTACGACCCGTCACACCGTGGCGACAGCGCCGGATGCGTGGTACTGGCACCGCCGGTGGTGGCCGGTGGCAAATTCAGAATACTTGAGCGTCACCAGTGGAAAGGCATGGACTTTGCCACTCAGGCGGAATCCATCCGCAAACTCACCGAAAAATACAACGTCGAATACATCGGTATTGATGCCACCGGCCTCGGTGTCGGCGTGTTCCAGCTCGTGCGCTCGTTCTATCCCGCCGCGCGCGACATCCGCTACACGCCGGAAATGAAAACCGCAATGGTGCTCAAGGCAAAAGACGTTATCCGCCGTGGCTGTCTGGAATATGACGTCAGCGCCACCGACATCACCAGCTCGTTTATGGCTATCCGCAAGACCATGACCAGCAGCGGACGCAGCGCCACCTATGAGGCCAGCCGCAGCGAGGAAGCCAGCCACGCCGACCTCGCCTGGGCGACCATGCACGCCCTGTTAAATGAGCCACTCACCGCCGGTATCAGCACCCCGCTGACATCCACCATTCTGGAGTTTTACTGATGAGCAAGAAAAAAGGGAAAACACCGCGACCTGCGGCAAAAACAATGACCGCCAGCGCCCCGAAAATGGAGGCATTCACCTTTGGTGAGCCGGTGCCGGTACTCGACCGCCGTGACATTCTGGATTACGTCGAGTGCATCAGTAACGGCAGATGGTATGAGCCACCGGTCAGCTTTACCGGTCTGGCAAAAAGCCTGCGTGCTGCCGTGCATCACAGCTCACCGATTTACGTCAAACGTAATATTCTGGCCTCAACATTTATCCCGCATCCGTGGCTTTCTCAGCAGGATTTCAGCCGCTTTGTGCTGGATTTTCTGGTGTTCGGTAATGCGTTTCTGGAAAAGCGTTACAGCACCACCGGTAAGGTCATCAGACTGGAAACCTCACCGGCAAAATATACCCGCCGTGGCGTGGAGGAGGATGTTTACTGGTGGGTGCCGTCCTTCAACGAGCCGACACCTTTCACGCCCGGCTCCGTGTTTCACCTGCTGGAGCCGGATATTAATCAGGAGCTGTACGGCCTGCCGGAATATCTCAGCGCCCTTAACTCTGCCTGGCTGAATGAGTCGGCCACGCTGTTTCGCCGCAAGTATTACGAAAACGGTGCTCATGCCGGATATATCATGTACGTCACCGATGCCGTGCAGGATCGCAACGATATCGAAATGCTTCGCGAAAACATGGTTAAGTCGAAAGGCCGCAACAACTTTAAAAATCTGTTTCTCTATGCCCCACAGGGGAAAGCCGACGGCATTAAAATTATCCCGCTCAGTGAAGTGGCAACGAAGGACGATTTTTTTAATATCAAAAAAGTCAGCGCCGCAGATCTGCTGGACGCACACCGCATCCCCTTTCAGTTGATGGGCGGCAAGCCGGAGAACGTCGGGTCACTGGGGGATATTGAGAAAGTGGCAAAGGTCTTTGTCCGCAATGAGCTTATCCCGTTACAGGACAGGATCCGCGAGATAAACGGCTGGCTCGGTCAGGAGGTCATCCGCTTTAAAAACTACTCACTGGACACTGACAACGACTGAACAACGCCGCCTGCGGGCGGCTTTTTTACACCCCGTCATCACGCCCTCACACGCTCACCACCGCACAAAACACCCCGCAGACACACCAACGCCCCTGCAGGCCGACTAAATGCCATCACGACGCGCTGAGACGCTGAAAAAATAAAATCAGCACCACCGCCAGCGCGCAGTGCTTTCCCCGCCTCGCCCGCCCACTTCATGGGTCGGTTTTAATGCAGGTGCATGCCCGCTACAAATACTAACGAACAGAGCAATATTGGTTAGAGAGGACATAAAAAAACAAATGCGACATCATGCACAAAAATGCATGATGTCGTCAATTCTACGCTACACGGCTTTCCAACATTTTCGCTTTAGCCTCAAGCTGAGTAGCCAACGTATGAAAATGCCTAAAGCTTGGTATATGTCCATCCTCAGCATAAGCTCTGGATATAAGCTGTTGCAAATATGAAGGCTCCATCAATGCTGCTGGATTTTTTTTCGTATACATTGCATTTCTTAAAGCAAGCATACTTTTTAAATAACTCTCGTGATACTTAGCAATTGATCCGTCATAGGCAAGAGGCTTCCCCATACCCTCTGGATCATTGGATGACACATCATAGTGCTCATAATAGTCCAAAAAAGATTCAGTCAACTTATTTGGCGAAATAATGACTCGATTCCCTAGCCCCCACGTTTCTATGCACGGATTTTGAACTATTATATTTACTTCACAATGAGATATATCTATACCAGAAGAATCAATCTTATTTCTAACAAGCTCTCTCCTTGCCTCAACATCCTCTCCTTCAGAGTCTAGCACAACCCAAAAATCGGTAAATTTAGGGTTATCATGTATATCTTTAATTGCATTAATAAGCGTCACATCAATCATACGAGGATATCCCTCGCCGCTTATAAAATAATAGTTGTTTTTATCTATTGCAGACAAACACTCAACTTGCTTTAAAGATGGAGATAGAACGCCTATCCATGCCGGATAGATTCTGCGCTCTGTTTGTCGCCCCTCAGCCAAAATATACAAATTCATCTATCCGCACCATCAAAATAAACGCTTAAATTTATTAATTTAGTAAACGCCTCATGATTGGATTCTTTTAAATTAAAAAAATCCGCAGAATAGTTATCAACAACCCCGGCCTTCCTTGAAATAATTTTCCAGTTATCAAGCGGTATGTTATTTATAATATAAGGATGATGACTCGTCAAAATAAACTGAACATCATTACCATGATGTAGTAGCACATCTGTTATATCATTAATACAGTTAACACCAAAGCCATTCTCGAACTCATCAATTAAGAACACAGTTCCCGTCGGGCTAAGATGCAGATATGCCAGTTGGACAAATGTTTTCAACATCCCGGTAGACATTGAATTGTGCGAAATCCACTCATCAATCCCTCTTTCCTTAACCTTGAGTGCATATACAGAATGAACAAAGAAAGGAATCCCTCTTGTATCAACCTTAACCACCTTTATATCTTCAATATATGGAAAAATCTCCACAAATGAATTTTTAATTTGATGAAAGTAGACTGGTTGTTTTTCTTGACACAAATACAACTTAGCACTCAAAGAGAATGACTTCTCTCTGATATCATTGATGCTAAGCTCTTCATCCTCTGAAGCATCTTTATTTTTTCTAGGAAACACCTTATGCATTTCATCATCATCAACTTGCACAATTCGTGAAAATGACTTGTGTATAACCGAAATATCATCTTCCTCACGCAAGTGATGAACTATACTAACTGTAGAAGCCAGCTTAACTGTTTTACTGTCATTATAAACGATATCATCGCCACTTCTGGTGATAATAATTGAACCATTGATTTTAACTTCTTCTTTTATAATTTTTGGTTCAACCTTGTCGTCATCATCAAAATGAAACATTCCATAAGTAAAATCATCATAATCCTCCAGCGCCTCAAACTCACCAGACCATTGATAATCATTACCTTCAGCATTAAACTCAACGTTCCAGCAAAACCCACTAACGGAATCACCATGTGCGATAGACTTTATTTTATTGATAGAACGAAGTATTTGTGTTTTCCCTACACCTGAAGCACCAACCAATAAGGTCAGTGATTTGAATTCTATTTTATTAATTTTCAATTTACTGTGAGAGTTATATGTCTCCAGTGATTTTATTCTCATGCTTTTTTCCATTTGCATTTACTAGTTACATGAATTTAATATTATATCACAAAAACCAACAAACAACAACCCTACCTTTCATCTCTTTAAAAATAACATTTATTATAATATTGACAGATTCATTATAATAAATTTATATCCTTATCCACGTTAGAATTATTTTATCGAGGCTTCCTGTAATAAAGTAAATCAATCTTTTTCCAACTAACTTACAGCAGGACTATCTGTATGCCTCCCAGGCTTTTATCTTTGCGTTCAGATGCCATGTTGAGCAAGAACAACTCTTATATGGGGTATTTACAATCGTTCCCACCTGTTCAATCTGCCCGACGGTGCTATTTCATGTGGTTTTAACGGGCTTCCGTTTCCTTGCTGACGATTTGGCGTTCTCAGCCCGTGTTTTAATGCGCCCCTGAGCGCCCTCACGACCTCCGGGTCATTCCATTCGATAACACCGTCATCAACCAGATTAAGCACTGCTGCGGCGTGCTCAGAAGGTGTGGGAGCCGGTAACGAAGCATCACCACCGGAGAGCTTTCCACAGTTATTGACAGGACTCCGAGGCGCGGCGATGCCGCTTTTTAAAGTCAAAGGCTCAACGACCGGAACTTTCGGCACAATGTGCCAGTCCGTCGTTCTGGTGATATGAATATGACGCGCGCCGAGATGCGGCGCGTAAATGCCGACCACTCTCTCGACTTCTTCCTCGTACTCGTTAACGTCATCCGACGGACTACGGGCGACCCTGACAGTCTGACAATCGCGCGGGACATTTGCCCCGCCCTGCGCGCTGATATACAGCGCAAAATCACCACTGTCTGCGGCGGCGCGTGCAGCCTCGACGCGCTCGTCAAACTCATCAGCAATGCTGACGCCGCGGGGCAATTTGCGTAGTTCACGGTAAGCCCCCATTGTCGGCAGGCCAACCGTTTTAAATTGTGGTATGCGCCACGTTGACGCCCATGCGGTAACAGCCGCGGCTGTGTCTTTCAGCGGCCTGCCGGTGTCGTTATCGAGCTGACCATCCAGTGCATAGCCATCGATGTTTTTTGAGATGTATTTCGCGATATACCCCGCAGCACCGCCCCGGTTAAGGTGTTTTGCCTGAAAACGGTTTCGCGCAGCTCCTCTTTCGTCTCCATCCTCTTTGAGCGCGTAGCGACGCATGATTTCAATAATCTGGTTACGCTGGCGTGGATTACAAAAAAGCATCATATGCCAGTGCGGCGTTCCGTCGTGGTGTGGCTCGACGACACGCAAACCGTAGACCTGTAAGTCATTATCCTTGAATGCCGTGCGCATCAGGCTCCAGATACGGCAGAGATAACGCTGCGCATCCTTTGGATTAAATGCCTCATCGTTCCAGCCGTGATTTAGCTGGACGGTTTTACTTTCGCCTTTTCCGACCTGACGTGTCGGGTGATACTTTGACGGCGCGGTCAGCGTGATAAACATCCCCACATCACCCTCTGCGGCGGCGTAACGCTCAATACCGGCAATGGTGTTCATCAGCTCCATCCGGCGAATTTCAGGATTAGAAATACTGCCCATCACCTTACTGATAAGGTCGATGCGCTCGCCGGTTTCCCTGTTTTCAAGGTCACACGATTTAAGAAATTCCAGATTTGCCTGGCGGCGCGCACGCACATCACGAATGGCATGTTTACTGGCATAAGGAGAACGGTCTTTATTGACCTCCCCGACAGCAATCAGTAACGCCTCATGCCAGCGCATACGCTGGCCTTTAAGCTGATGAGTCCACCACTCATCGTTAAACAGACGGGCAATGGCAGAATATGCCTGCCTCGTGGTCATCTGTCCTTTACGGTATTTTTTCCAGTAGAGAGGGGAAATATTGAAAGCACGTGCAGCGCCAGCAACATGACCATACAGGTGAGCCTGCGCCTCATCCGTAAACAGCGATTCTTTTTCGCCATGCGCATCCACCCAGGCATCGCTGAGTTCCTCATACATCATGAAAAGCTGCGATGAGATACGGGCGGCAAACTTTTTCAGCTCCTTGTCATTCATTCCCGGCAGGCGCGCATAGTGGTCACGCTCTGCCAGAAACAGCAACGACGCGTCGGTGTTCATTTCATGGCGCTGATTCACACGCTCAATGCGCGGCCATAAACGACGCTGAAAAGTGGATGTGAGGAAATAAAACCCGTGTACCGGGCTTTTATTGCGCCGGATGTAGTCATAGCGTGAAGTAAACAGCGAGCGCAAAAAGTAAGGCAGGCGGTTAATCGTGGATAAAACACCTTGCACCTGACGCATCTCGTCACGTGTAAGGGGTCTTTCGCGCCCGACAGCCTCGCGTGGCGCGTTCCATGCATAAGCACCGGTAAACGCCTTACCGGTGCCTGCGGCAAATGCTGACGGAGGGACAAAACGCCCGGAGGCTTTAACGGCCATATGAGCCAAAAGCCTCTGAACAACGCTTGCTGAGTTGCTCAACCTGCGCGTTTAAATCAGCAAAAGACTTTGCGCTTCCGGTCAGAATATCGTGATGCATCAGGCCGGAAACGAGCTGGCTTAATTTCGGGTAATAACCAACCACCGCCAGCCATTCCTGACCGGCGTTTTTACCGCTTTCCGCTCTCTTTTTCTCGTGGAGAATAAACTGAAAGCTGTCACTGGTAACGACATAACGTTCGCCAATTTCAATACGAATACTCATGCCGTTCTCCGGTAATGTTTGTTTTTTGCTTCAAAGACTGACTGACAGGAAACACAACGCGTGGCTGACGGGTAAGCCGCACGACGGGCAGCAGGTATTGGCGCGTCACACTCTTCGCAAACCAGCGCAGAAGCACCGCCATGTTTTACCCTTGCCGCGTTAATCTGACGCTCCAGTAATTCAGCCTGTTGTTCCTGAATAAAATCTACGTTGTCCGGCATTACCAGCTCCTTTTGTCGTTAAGTTTTTTAAATTCATCAGCGCAATAGCTGGCAATTTCTGTCGTTAATTTCGTCAGTTCATCCACGGAGGAGATTTGCTTGTGAAATACAGCGCGCTTAACAAGTAAATTGACCACATCAGACAGGAGATTTAATTCGTTCTGATAAATCGCGATAACAGACTCAGTTATTTCGCGTTTTTCTTTATCAAGACCAAGTTGAATAAGAGATAAATCGCCATTTTTCATAACGGTGATTTTTAAGGCGTTATTCAGTAATACAACTGAACGAGAACAGGACATCAAAGCACCTCCCCGCGAGACAATCCGATATTGTGAAATTTTTCCGACTCCTGACTGAGCAGCTCGACTATCTCTACGCGGGATAACTCCGCCTTTGTGATGTGGCGAATCATGGCATCAAGATGAGAAGAAAAGCGCGTCGCTGCGTCGGCCTGTGCTTCGGTTCTGGCCTGTTGCAGCAGTAATGCGTATTTACCGCACTGATTTTCAGAAACTGTATGCATGACTTTCTCCAGGCAAAAAGAAGCCCCGCACAATTAAGTGCGTTTAAAACTCTGGTTAATTACTTAATGCAGATATTGCTCTGGTTTTACCGACGTCAGAATTGTCGGTGCATACTCAAACAGGCTGAATAATTCACGTAATGCACGGAATAAAGCATCACGCCAGTAACATGACTCTTCATTAATTCGCCAGTATGGCTGGTTGAATTCTTTTTCAGTCAATCCGGCATGCATAAATAAAGTACGACGCTGACTGACTGTTAAAAAACTAATATATGCATACTCACTTGCGCCAACCTGACGGCGTTTTGAGAATGCCCCACGCAATTCATCAATTGCACAAACCAGCCGTTCACGTTCGACGTCGTTCATTTCTTCAAAACGCATCGTTGCGTGACGCTGTTTTAACTGCGCATGAAAGCAAACCGTTAACCGTTCGCGCTCCATCATCTGATTATAATAATCACATGTATCCCGCCAGCGAGGGACGGCCAGATGCTTACCAATTATCCGGCGCATAGTTGCTGGCTGTTTTTCGACGAGATTGAGCGTCATCACTGTCATTTCCAGACCCTCCGGCTTTTCAGAAAGGTCAGAGCCTTTTTTAACGGACTCTGTTTTTTGGTGCGGATAATGATTCCCTTACGCCCCTTACCGTGGGTGATGGTGAAGTCAATCGCCCTGGGGCTTTCGTTACGCAGTAACTGAGCAATACAACGAGGCTCGTTCATCCTTTCCACCTTAAGCCGCACGGCCATGTCTTGATTTGCTGTAACTAATGCGATTTTTCCAGTCATGCCATTCTGTCGGAGCTTCATCAACCAGTTGGGCTGCGTACTTGTCCCACTCACGGCGATTAATCCATAATTCAGCTTTCCCTCTTGGTTTTAATGGGTCTGTCATGTAGAAGGCTGGCAGCTTTCCTGCTTTAGCCATTTCAGCCACCGCGCGTGGTGTCTTACCGATGTAAAGAGCAAAACCTTCTTTCGACAGCAAATCAGATGGGCGCTCTGAAATCTGAATGCTTTTACGTTTGGCTTCATTTTCGAAACTTGCCTCATCGCTAGTTGGACAAGAAATTTCTACATTTGTCGTCACTTTGCTATCCTCCATAAGATTTGCGATTCACCAACTGGAGCCATCTAGAGCCTTTTTGAGTGAATCGCAAATTGCCAAGTAACAATATAATTGGAGATTAGCAAAATTATGTCAAGTGAACAAAGTGAGAAACTAAAGCTCATCCGTGAATCCGAACGCCTTAAAACTAAGGAACTTGCTGAATTAATTGGAATTAATTACTACACATATCATGGATATGAATCAGGAAAATCAAAAATGCCTATGGAAGCAGGTATGAAGCTGTTTAAGCATCCACGCTTTCGCAAGTATCGTGACTGGTTCATGTTTGATGAAACAGATCCAGCAGCTGGACAAATAGCCCCGGCTCTCGCACACATTGGGCAAGACTCAACAACCTTGCACCACTCAGACCAGAAGACTGGCTGACGATTTATTCAGCATATGTGTGTAGTAAATGTACGAAAGAAAATTGCATTAATTTTCAAGTAGTAGAAGTAAACAGCGTCATCGGAGGGCTTTATGTCTATTAAAAAGCTCGATGATGGTCGTTATGAAGTGGACGTCAGACCGCAGGGTGCAGATGGAAAACGTATCAGGCGGAAATTTAAAACTAAAGGTGAAGCTCAAGCATTCGAACGTCATGTACTGGTTAACTACCACAACAAAGAGTGGTTGGAGAAACCAGCCGACCGCCGAACTCTTACAGAGTTGTTAGGCAGATGGTGGATATATCACGGAAAATCACATGAGCGTGGAGATATTGAACGGGGGCGTTTAACGACAATAATCGCCAAATTTGCAGAAATGGGAGTGTCCAGAGCTGACCAGCTAACAAAGAAAACGATAACTGATTATCGCGTTGTAATGATGAACGATGGTCTAAAACCAGCCAGCGTAAATCGACATCTGGCAATAATGAGTGGGATGTTCACCAAGTTAATTGACGCCGGTGAATACCACTCTCACAACCCGTTCCGTGAGATTAAACGGTTACGTGAAGCTGTTACGGAAATGGCTTTTTTGTCCAGTGAAGAGATTACGCGGCTGTTATCCATGCTCGATGGTGATGAATTAAATGCAACTCTGGTCTGCCTTTCTACTGGTGGACGCTGGAGTGAAGTGTCTAATTTAAAAGCTGAACACATCATTAACCAGATGGTTACGTTTATGAAAACTAAAAACGGAAAACGCAGGACAATTCCCGTTTCGCAGGACCTGATTAAACGGATCAAGACCAAAAATTCAGGCAGGCTTTTTAATGCCAGTTACTACAAAGTGCGTAACGCTCTCAGGGAAGTAAAACCCGATTTACCTGACGGACAAGCAGTACATGTTTTGAGGCATACATTTGCCACACATTTTATAATGAATGGAGGTAACATAATCACATTGCAGCGCATCCTGGGTCATTCTAACATTCAGCAAACTATGACCTACGCACACTTTGCACCGGATTTCTTACAAGATGCTGTGACTCTTAACCCGGTGTCAGGAATGTCCATAATGCGTCCATAA